TTATTGCATCATGCATAGCACTTGAGAATAATGCTATAAATAACTTACCTTCCGGAGTGAACCGATATAAGTCTGTTGTGTCTAATACCGCTTGATCTTCTGCATCTAACATAAATTTCCTTTCATTAGGTATGTTTAATGTTTTTGCTTATATACTTTGTATCGCAAAATACGCATAATTTGCGTAACAAGTAATTTTGCTTGTCATAAATAAGGACTAACACCATGTGGACAACTCCAGCAGCTACTGAAATGCGCTTTGGCTTCGAAGTTACAATGTATGTAATGAATAAGTAATCCAAGCCATAAGGCTAAGGGCAATGCCTACGGAGATCTTTGTTGCTCTCCATACGCGTTGCCTTTTTTCTTTTGGCGACTCTAAATTCACTTCGTATTCATATCCATTAATTTCTTTAAACGAGCGTGGAAAACGCCATTCAAAAGCATTGAAGTCTGTCTTAACTGGTTTCATTATTATCCTTTCGTTCTGTTGATCCTAGTGGCTTGTCTGCCTATGTATAGAACCTTCTTATCTACGGGTAAGCGGTCTAATGTCGGTAAGTTTACGTCGATTAGTGCTTTGAGTTTTGCTACTTTATCCTCTGTTGGAAGGCTAGAATTAACTAGCTGTTCTGACATTGCATCAAAATTCTTCTCCCATGTCAATAGATCTGGGCAACTAATTGCATCTTTGCCAGGAATAAAGAAGGATAAAGCGTTAGTTTGTGGCTTTTTTACCACACTGCCAGCTCTTTCTGTTGCTAAATTGCCGTCATCATCCTCTGGGGCTATGCCACAAGTAGCCATAAGGCTATATCTACGGGCATATGTCAATGCACTACCATACCCTTGAGGATCTTGCTTAGGTGCTGGCACATGTAAGATGCCACCACTTAACTGCTCACCAGACTCATGCAATAGGATCGTTTCAATGCGAATACCACTCTCACAGTCGTGAGTTTGTTGAATCAATGCTATGCCATTGTTGTTTAACGCATCAAGCACGGCCTCAATACAGCCATCTAAAGCTACATACTTAGATCTAAAATGAGGGTTTGTTGCTGTCTTTAATGCTGGTGCAAACTCTTTTTGTGCCTTTACAAAGGCTGCTGCTATAACTTTCATGTTTATTTATCCTTTTCAAAATATGATTCATTCTTCTTGAGATTAATCTCTGCCCATATTACTGCTACTATTACCATTACCAATAGGAGTCCACCACAAATACCTAGCCCCCATAACGCACAAATCAAATCTTTCATATACGATCCCTTATAGATAGTTTAGATTGTCGAATAACATAACCTTCTTTTGCTGGCACAGTTTTTGCTGGCTGTGCTTTATAGTGACGCATAGGCCATGAGATCTTGTAACGACCCGCATGACATATCTCTTTGTCGCGCATCTGATCCATAATGTTGCGCTGTAATTTATCAATAGCTTCTTCTGCTTCTGCAATAGCTTCTCTTAAAGTAATGATCTTCTCAGCTTGTATTTCAATCTCTGGAATCTCAATAACTTCTTTTTCTGCATGGTCAAAGATCCTTGTTGCTTCTGCACTTGTTGCTAATGGATACCAATCAATCTCAGAGTCACGCTTATATTTTTCTATCTTCTCATTGAATTCCATGGCAGCTTGACGCACCATATTGACTTGATCTTCATTATACTCATATAGGAATATTCTTAACTGCGTTCCCTTGTATAAGACGCAAAGCGCGCCCCATGAGGCTTCCATGATGTCCATCTGACCTTGTAATTGAATAACACCACGATAAACTGCTGGTGTATTTTCAACTTCTTGGCCTGTTAATTTAGCTTCAAGTATGCCTGTGCCACTTAACTTGATAAAGTCTTTATTCATAACATAAATACCCTTATCAACGTCTGTGTAAATAACAGAATCATTACCCTTGGCTGTGCCGTCAAGACTGCAAGCTAGTGGAATGTCGCGATGAAAGTATGCTTTATCGTGTTCTAAATCATACGATTCAAGTCCGAGCCTTGTTGCTGACTCGGCCAGAATTGTTTGCTCTAGCTTATTGCCCCAGTCCATAGCCTCGTTGGTAATAAACTCTGGCTCTTTACCATGCAATGAATCAATAGATACTTTTAACTCATCATTGGCTGTCCGATACTTGCTGAAACCTAGCACGGCCGGGAGTCTGCTGCATGACAAAATGTCATTGGGTGTTAATTTGCCTACCATAGATTGATATCCTTATTTAATTTATGAATGTTTACCATCAAACGATAAACGCTACCTCTGTTCCACTTCTTACGCTGGTAAGTCAATATGCCTAATGCGTTTAAATCTTCTGCATACTTCTCTGCATCAAAGCAATGATTCCTACCCTTAATAATCTGTATAACTTCAACCATGCCAAGCGAAAACTCTGCTGCCTTGCGCCTTGTTGCATCACCACCAGATTGGGAAATTCTTTTAATGTCTTTAGATGGCGCACCTAGCTTGATGCCACGGGCTTTGGCGGCCTGTAATGCGTTCTTTGTATTGATTGAGATCTGTCGCCTTGTTTCCTCATTTAATACAGCTCTGATATGTAATTCAAAGATAGATGCTTGAGGGCTTTCAGCTACAACGATACTATTGGGCGGTAATTCTTCCAATAGTTTTGACATCAATGCAACGGATCTTGTAAGACGGCATTGTTTGGCTACCAATAATTTACAACTGCGATCATTTTTCAGCATGTCAAGGGCTACAATTAAATTGACACGATCATTTTGACTGCCAGATTCTATGTCGGTGAGTTCTGTAACGATCTCGTCGCCTTGTTGCTGGGCGTATGAAAAGCAAATTTGTTTTTGAGCTTCCAAGCCAAGCCCAGACTGGCCTTGCTTGTCTGTTGATACTCTATAATATGCAATAAATTTCATTGATTATCTTATTCCTTTCATGGATATAAAAAAGACTAGGCATGATTTTAACATGCCTAGCGATAGCGATCAAGTTATTAAAATGGTAATGCTTCTGGATCGTGTAATGCTTCATAAGGTGAATAGCTGTCTTGCATATAACCTATCTGCGCTATAAGATCTTCAAGCGCATAAGCAACGTCACGGGGATCGGTGTTCTTGATCCATTTAACTAGCTGTTTATGATCCAGATACATCAGATCTTCGTATGTAAAAAAATCATAGTCATAATTATAACGTGGCGTTTTACTTTCTGGTTTGCGCTTCGTTGGCAGTTTAATCTTATGCCATTCTATTGACACCATGCGATCTCTTAATGCTTCCAGATATGTTATATCCAGCGTTTCTTTGCTGTTATGCTCATCTTTATAACCGATTGATATATTGCTACATTCACCAATAAGATGCGTATATTCTGCCGTATCCGTATAAATTCCATTCGGATCAATCTTATGATTCATATTGAGAAGAAGTATAAAAGCATTACAGAAATCATCAGACGCGCACCGGCCACCAGATTGATGACTTATGACTGATTCATTATTGCGCCGATCAAATGCAATAGCATGGGTAAAAGATTTAAGAAAATCTGGATATTCGTCTGCAATTCCAGACGATCCAATGCAACCCTTTTCTTCTCCCCTATGAAATACATAAGTTCCGGCCACGTCATTTTTTATCATTTCCAGCAATAACCAGACACCAGCACCATTATCTGCGCCAAGACAATCTGATGATTCATCAATGAAAGCCGTGCCAAAATCATCAACATAAACATTCTGTTTCGTGACTTCTGGCCGTGTTCGGTGCATGGTATCAATATGACAAGACCATAAGATATTATTCTTATCGCCTTTCTTTTCAATAACGTGCTTATATGCCAAGACTTCACCAGCTTTATTTTTTACCGGCTCAAATCCTTTCATATATTTGGATATAAAATACTTTTCACCTTTGGATTCGTGTTCGCGTCTTATGGTTAAAATATCAAGTAATCGTTGATTCATTTTCTAATCCTTTCTGGATTGTTTCGTTTAAAGTTTCAAAATTATCTTTGTGACACTTCGTGCCGTCTGGAAGATCCATAGCATCATCTTCATGCGCGTAATCGTTGCCGTCATTATCTGCATGATCCAGCGCAATAGCATGGCCGTGATATATATAACCCATTGATGTATGCACTAGATCATCAAGATGATAATATTCGCCGTCTGCTTCACATTCATAAATATCATGTTCGCTTAAATGTTCTTTCGCGTAATAATCGCTATTAAACTCTATGCAATCATCATAACGCACATATTCTTGATTTCCGTTATGCGTATAAGCCCATGCGTAATTGCGCTCACAATGATCGCACTCATCATTTTCGTTTAAGTTATCATAATGATAAGATTCACCACAACAAGCACAATTCACCAGATCATCATCTTCATCATCTTCGCGCCATGTAGTGCCGTCTGTATGATTCAATGATAGATCGCCATCTTCATTAACTCTAATATAATTTTCGCCGTCTATTGATTTATGGCTTCCAAATGGCTCATCACCATTTCCCCAATCTACATAAGGGGAAGCCCAACAGCCGTCATCATGCCACCACGTTTTTAATAACACTCCCATAAGATCGCCACGCTTATATCCGTTGGATTCTAAATAAGATTTTAAAAAAGTGCCTTCTGCTGATTGATCCGGTGCTGGATATATTCTGATCCATTGTAAGTTATCTGGATCATCTTCGCGCACAATGCAACGTGCCTTGATAACGTCACCAGATTGAAGATATGCAAGGCGCAAGACTGATTTATCATGCGCATAAGATCTGATATATGGCTTTGCTTTATGCTCTGTAGTCATGCA